AATGCCACAACAACAACAGCCCCAGCAGCGACTATTCCTGATGGCAGTATTTCTACGGTTAAAATTGCAGACGATGCAATCACCAACAGACTGATTGCTACTGATGCCGTAAATTCTGATTCTATTGCTGCAAACTCTGTAACAGCGGTTGAGATAGTTGCTGGCACTATTACGGCTACAGAGATAGCCGCCAACACTATTACGGCTAATAAAATAGCAGCTAACACTATCACGGCTTCACAGGTTGCGGCCAATACTTTGACAGCAGCGCAAATACAGGCATCTAGTATCACCGTAGATAAGCTATCGGGTGACGTATCAGAGCTATACCCGACAAGTTTTTATGCAAACCATACGATTACAACATCAACAACATTTGTTCAGCAGTTTCACTTACCTGCTCCATCTTTGGGAATAGTAAAGCGACAGCGCCTTGATTTTGATTTTGATTTTACTTTTGCGAACGCAGGAGGCGCTAACTTAAAATTTGATCTTGAATTTATTATGCAGGTCAAAAGTAAATCTGCAACTGGAACAGCAGTTTCAACCGTTACGTTGTCGGGTGGCGCACCAGCCTATAATCAGTGGATGTATATGACAGGCAACCAATTGGCTAAATTAGACAATAATGGTGGGGTTGCTAATAACAGTGCTGGCAGTGGTACAACTGGCACGATTAATTCTGTTTTCTTTGAGGCAAGCCTCAATCGGACATATGTAATGGTATCTTCAGCCAGTGCCGCATTTTCTACTGGTGATACAATGTATTTTAGTCCTAGCAAGTTTTTATCTGTTGGTACTTACTTTTCGCCTGAAAATACTCAAGCGGTTCAGATATACATACCGCCTAGCGTAACGGTCACTCATAGGCTTTCTTTTTCTGAGACATTTGGCGAGTCATCAACTGTTACAGAATTTAGGCCGTCAATGCGCGAAACAAGCAGCATTGCTAACGTAACCGCCAAGCTCCAGAAGTGGAGTGGCACAATGGAGAATGTATCGTGATTGAGGTTGGGTATACGACTAATGATGGAACAGATACAATAGCTGAAACAGTAGCTGATGCTCCTTTAGCTAACGCGACTATCTCTGCGCTTAGAGAAGAGTTAAAATCACGCACTGATATATATACTTTCTTTCTTCAGACCAGCTATGACGGTGTGCAGCGATACGCTTACCTTGACCCTTTAGAGGCTTAACATGATTTTTAATTTAGTAGCTCAAGACACAGCCCCACAGGTAAAGGCTACCATTACGCGAGAAGATGACGGTGCTGCTGTTGACCTGACGGCTGGTGGTACGGCTGTTGTAAAATTAAAGTTTCGCAAAAAAGGCACGACTTCAATACTTTTTACGCTAACTGGATTGAACACACCTAGTACTAATTACGCTAAAGGTATTGTTTTGTTTAATTTTGGCGGTAATGATTTAAAGATTGCGGCTGGCTTTTACGAAGGCGAGATCGAAATTACTTATGCTAATAGTTCGGTGGAAACTATATACGAGCTAGTTAACTTCCAGCTACGGGCTGACTTCTGATATGGCTAACGGCAAGTTTAGTCTGGTTAAAAGCGTTGCGTCAGTTGCTTTAAAAAGAGCGATAGCCTTTGTTGAGGTCGGTTATTTCATAATAGCCCAGCTTTTCTTAAAGACATTTGCAGATTCATCAACATTAACGGATACAATAAGCCGATTATTTGGTTCTATTAAATCAGATACAGCGGGGACTTCTGATGACTTAGAATTTAGCAATCAAAAGGCATTATCAGATTCTGGTCTGACAGCAGAGCAGTTAATAATTCAAGCGCTGAAAGATTTACAAGACGCTGGCAGTCTTATTGATGTCCCAACATTTGCATCTGCTTTGGCTAAAGCTGACTCATCCGCTCTTAGTGACCTTGCTAGTCTTCAGTTTAATACTGAGTTTGCAGATTCTTCAGCCATCACTGATGTAATAGATGTGCTGCTTTTCTTTGGCGTAATCTTATCTGACTCAGCAGGTTTATCGGATTCTGAAACGTATGCATTTAACAAGGGCATAACTGAAAGCCCTAGTGCGGTTGATGCGTTGCTGTTTGTGCTTAATTTTGTGAGAGACTTGCAAGAAACATCTGTTATTTCTGACGCTGCAAGTTTAAATATTGGCGCGATTAAGACAGACTCTGCTGGATTCGGGGACGTAATTAGCATAGTTGTAAGCCTTGCTATTACTTTAGCCGATGCTGCTGATGCAATAGATGTTCTTACTTTGGTATATGGGTTAGCGCCTAGCGATTCCCCTGCCTTGGCAGATCAAATTACACGCAAAGATTTCAGCAAAGTAGTTACCGAAGCACTATTTGGCACTGATGATCTTGATGGTGCTTCTGGTGTTGACGATGATCAAACCATGACCTTTGTCAAAGTTAGGACTGATCTTGGATTTTTAAACGATAACGTAGTAAACTTGACGAGTAAAATCGTACAAGACACCCCTTCTGCGGATGATTCTGGTAGCTTAACTACTCAGACTTATGCGTTAGAAGATTATTTTGCAGAAGAGTATTGCGGTTTCATCCGCACATTTTAAGAGGCTAACATGGTTAAAGATAAATTAAAATTGCGCGGTGATGTTGCGATTGTTATTAAAGCGGCTGACGGATCAATTAAAGATACAAGAAACATTAAGAACTTAGTGGTGAATGATGGTTTAAATTTCATCGTGTCACGAATGAAAGATACTACCCAAAACGCTATGACGCATATGGCGGTTGGATCAAGCACAACTGCCGCAGCAGCAGCGCAAACTGATTTGGTGTCTATTCTAGGCAGCAGAGAAGCAATAGATACCATTAACGTAGCTGCCAATGCAATTACCTACGTTTCAAGTTTTGAAGCTGGCGATGGCACTGGAGCGGTTACAGAAGCGGGTATTTTTAATGCCGCAAGCTCTGGCGATATGCTTTGTCGTACTGTTTTTAGCGTAGTTAATAAAGGTGCTTCAGATAGCATGACTATTACTTGGGCTATTACGCTTACCGCATCTTAATTTGACAGGGGTTATCCGATGTCTACAATCGTCACAAGATCGGGCAAAGGATCGCCCCTTACAAATAACGAGATCGATGCTAACTTTAATGGTCTAAATTCAGATAAATTAGAGACTGGCAGTTTAAGCGTTAATACTAATTCAGCGGGTACTGCTGGACTAGCTTACTCGTCCAACGTATTTACCTACACGCCACCTAACTTGGCAGTTTTTGCCACGCTATCTGGTGCAGCCTTTACTGGTGCCATTACAACTAATTCTACTTTTGACGGTCGAGATGTTGGTACTGATGGCTCTAAATTAGATAATATTGAAGCAAACGCAGACGTTACGGACGCTACTAATGTAACAGCCGCTGGCGCTTTGATGGATAGTGAAGTTACTAACCTTGCACAGGTCAAAGCGTTTGCCTCTTCTGACTATGCGACGGCAGCACAGGGCGTTAAAGCAGATGCTGCTCTTGCCAATATTGTTGAAGATACTAGCCCACAATTGGGCGGTGATTTAGACAGTCAAGGCAAGGATATTACTGATGTCGGCATTTTGTCGGCTGATGCAGTAGCTGCTATATACGGATCATCTTCAGCACCTGTTGTATTTGCCGTCACTGTTGGTTCTAAAACTGCTGGTCATCCATACAATGGCGATGGCAGTGGCAGCGCATACTTTCTGAATGGCGTGGAAGCTCCAGCAATAAAGTTTTCTGGCGCAGATAATGTAACTAGCTCCACAGGTTATTATTATAAATTCGACCAATCCAACAGCAGTAATAGCGGTCATCCTTTGCTTTTCTACTACGATGCCGCAAAGACTACAGCATTCACAACTGGAGTTACTACATCAGGTACGGCTGGTAATGCTGGAGCGCACACTACAATAGCAGTGACTGCTGACACGCCTAATATTGTATATTACGAATGCACCGCTCATGCTTATATGGGTAATGTTGCTACAGCTATTACTACGACTATTGGTACTACCGCAGCTTTAAAGGTGCCATCAGGTACTACAGGACAAAGACCATCAGGCGTAGCAGGTCAGTTTAGATACTCGACAACTTTGGGTAAATTTGAAGGATACACTGATGCATGGGGAGAAATTGGTGGTGGTGCTGCCGATCTCAAACTTAACAGCTTTACAGGTAATGGCTCAACTGTAGCTTATACGCTGTCATCAAATCCTGTTGAGGATAATACGCTAGTTTATGTAGATGGTGTCTATCAGAACAAAACTGGATATGCGATTGTCAATAATGTACTGACGTTCTCTGAGGCTCCTGCGAATAGTTCTGCGATTGAAATTACGGCGGCAACAATTGCGCCAGTAGAGGCAAGCACTGAGTTTAAGATTAGTCAGTTCACAGGCAACGGCTCTACGACAGCATATACGCTATCCGCACAAACGCCAGAGAACAACACCAACGTCTATTGGGACGGTGTATATCAGAGCAAGTCCAATTACTCTGTTTCAGGCACAACGCTTACCTTCAGCACAGCACCTCCTAATGGAGTAGCTGTAGAAGTTATGGCGGCACACGCTGTTATAGTTTCTGTGAGTACGCCTGATGATAACACTGTGTCAACAGTCAAGATCGTCAACAACGCTGTCACCACAGCCAAGATTCTAGATGCCAATGTCACCACAGCAAAGATAGCTGATGATGCAATAACAGCCGCAAAGATAGTTGACAACTCTGTTGACATAGCAAGGCTAAATGTCACTGACGGTACAGCAGGTCAAAGCCTCACAACGAATGGTTCTGGCACGTTAGCTTTTGCTACGATTGGTGGTGCGTTCAACGACTTTGCAATAAAAACTGGAAACTACACAGCCGTTACCAAAGACCAGCTTATAGTCAACTCAGGCAGCGCAGTGACAATCACTCTGCCCGCTAGTCCTGCTGCGGGTAACGTAGTATTTATCAAGAACGCTGGTGCAGGCACAGTCACAGTGGCTCGCAACGGCTCAAAGATTAATTCGCAAACACAGGACGGAACACTGGCGGCAGACGCTGCTGCAACGCTTGTCTTTGTTGACGCAACCATAGGTTATAAGGAGCTATAAATGGCAATTACATTAGGTGGAGCCAGTGGCGGCTCAGAAATAAATGACAACAAGGTTATCAATAGCGTTGCTAGTTTAATAACTACAGATTCAGGCGAGAAGTGGTTGCAATCAGGCACTGTATCTACAGCCACATCAACATACCCAGACGCTACAAGCGTTTTGACAGCTATGACTTTAGGTTCTGTAGCTCACTCAACGTCTAGTCAAATATCTAGCCCTTCTGGATTATTATGGGATGGTAGTTATTTTTGGGCGGTGGGGACAAATTCTCCTAGAGGCTTATATAAGTATAACGCAAATGGTACTTATGCAAATGTTTATATTGCCCTATCAAACACAAACCTAAACATTTATGACCTTACTACAGACGGTACTAATATATATGTTGTATCGCAGTCTAATAGTAACAGTAATGACTTCACAGTTACTCAGCACACGATGGCAGGTGTTGCCACGGGTACAAGTTTTGAGGTTGCAACTGGCTCTAGTGCTTACATAAGAGGCATTGCTTATTTTGATAATCATTTTTATATAGTTCAACAACTTGCCCACAGCGGTAATCCCCAATCTATACTAAAATTTACGATGGCGGGTGTATTCGTTTCAACCCTTGCTTCTGGTTTAGGCCAAACACAATCCCCTTATGCTCTTATGTACCACGAAGGAGAATTTTTACTATCTGAGAACAATGGCAGAGTGTATGTTTATACTGCGGCTGGTGCTTATACAAATAAAGTTTTTAACCTACAATCAGGTTTAGATAACTTAAAAGGTTTTACTTATGACGGCACTAAGTTCTGGGGGTTATCAAGCAGCACTAATTCTTTTAAAGACATCATACCCACAAACAGTTTAGGCATTTCTTCAAAAGTGTCTACTGACGGAGGCGTGGTTTACACGAGGATTCTATAATGAGTTTTTATGCATACGTTCCAGATTCAGAGCCGCCAACAACATTGGCAATAAGATGGCGCAATGATGAACTCGCTCGCACTGACATAGCCGCCACAGTATCTGACTATCCGAATGCAGCAGCTATTATTACTTATCGTGCGGCATTACGTGACTGGCCTTCGACTGAAGACTTCCCAGATACAAGACCAGAGGTGAGCTAATGGCATTAACAAAAGTAAAGGCTGGTGTCATTTCTTCTGACCCCATAGCTGTAGGCATTACTACAGTAGCTACAGCCTCATCATTGACAGCCACAGTGAATACTCATGTCTACGTGAGTGCAGCAGGAAAGACCATAACGCTACCTGCTTCACCTTCTGCTGGTCAGCGAGTGCTGATTACTGTTGGTAACTTTGTCAATACAGTGGTAGGTCGCAACGGCAGCAACATTATGTCTAGCGGCACTGATATGACACTGGACAAAGAGTACCTTTCAATTCAATTTATATTTGCAGACGCTACACGCGGATGGGTAATGGCATGAGTAACTTTACAGATTTTATAAGTAGTGGTGGTTCAGTTACATACCCTACGTTTTTTTTATATACATCTCAAACATGGGTTCCACCACAGGACGGCAATATTTGCATTCATGTGGTTGGTGCTGGAGGTAGCGGATCGTGGTCTGCTGATGAAAATAGAAATAATGCAAGAGGGGGCGGTGGTGGTGGTTATTGCAAAAAGAATTCTTTAGCTGTTACTACTGCTGGCTCTTTTACTGTTGTGGTTGGAACTGGAGGAGCTTCAGCAGGAGGCACTACCGGAGTTAACACTGGTAATGCGGCGTACGGAAACGGTATTGCTGGTGGAGCTTCTACCGTAGCTGGTACAGGTTTAGGAAGCACACTGACAGCTAACGGTGGTGGTTTTGGAAACCGCACTGGCACTTCTTCAGCAGGTGGTACAGCCTCAAATGGTGACGTAAATAATACTGGTGGAACAGCCGCTGCATGGTGTGGCGGTGGCGGTGTAAATTTAAATGGCGCAGGTGCTTACAATGCAACTGGTAACAGTACCTACGTTGCTAAAGCTGGAGAAGCCTCTATTCAAGGGGACTTTAAAGAATCCGCTGGAGGCATTTTGTATGGAGGGCAGGCTGGGAATTTACAATATCAAGCAGGTCAGTTTATAAATAGAATGTCTAATTTTTCAAACCACAACGGTGGCCCTCTTGCGGGTGGTGCTTCACTACACTCTCCACGACAAAGCAATGGTACTGGCCTAATGTGGGGAGGCCACGGAGGTCTGGGTGGTGGGGGCGGGGCTTGCACTAGTTATTATGATGTGGACGCTGCTGGCGGTCGTGGTGGTGATGGTGTTGTTGTTATACAGTATCTTTCTTAAAGGAGAATTTAAATGCCCTATAATATTTTAGACGGTGCGGAAGGCAACGTAATTAATACGATTAACGCAGACTTAGAGTTTGTACAGGCTAACTTTGATTACTATTCAGAGTACACAGCCCCTTTAACCTCAGAGATACCTGTTGCCAATGCTGCTCGTATATGGCGTGATATGGAGCTGTCATCTTCAGACTACATAGTCCCTCTATCAGACCACCCACAACGTGCAGCTTACATATTGTATAGAGAGAGCCTGAGAGCATGGCCCTCCACAGATTCGTTTCCAAACACAAGACCAGAGGTGAACTGATGTCGATTACTCAAGTATCCTCAAGCGTTCTTGCTGATGACAGCATTGGCTCCGCTGCGATTGCAGATGGTGCTGTAGGTACGGCTGCTTTAACATCTACAATAGCTGCTGGTATCCCTACAGCAACTGTTGGCAGCAATGCAAACGCTACACCTAACACGCATCACTTTGTAAGTGCATCAGGTGTGACGCTAACTCTTCCAACTCCTACTGTGGGCATGAAGGTCTATGTAACTGTAGGTAACTTTGTGAACACAGTCATTGGGCGCAATAGCAGCACCATCGTAGGCTCTGCATCAGACCTAACAATCAACGTAGCTAATATGTCTATCGGGCTTATTGGCACATCAACTTCATCATGGGTGTTCATATAAATGTCGAATCTTACTGACCTAATCTCAGCAGGCGGTGGTGGTTCTCTGCCAGTAAACATAGTATTAACTAAATCACAGACATGGGTTCCACCTGTTGACGGGAACATCTGTATTCACGTTGTTGGTGCTGGCGGGGGTGGTAGTGCCGACACTGGCGGATGTAATGGCGGGGGTGCTGGAGGCTATTCTAAAAAAACATCTTTAGCTGTCACTACTTCAGGCTCTTTTACTGTTGTTGTAGGGTCTGGAGGTCTCGGCGCGATATACGCTAGTGGACGATATAATGGGGTAAATGGAGGAAACAGCACTGTTGCAGGAACAGGTTTATCTTCAACACTTATAGCAAGCGGAGGTGTCGGAGCGTCTACATCTGCTTCTGGTGCTGGCGGGTCAGCCTCTAATGGTGACGTAAACAACACTGGTGGTGCTGGCACTTTTTACGGAGGCGGTGGTGTTGGTTTGACAGGAACAGGTAATGCTGGCGAAAACTATTCACGAGGTGGGGGTGATTGTGATTTGATAGGTCCGACCAGCCTTATAGGACATGGTAAACTTTTTGGAGGCACTGGAAGTAGGGCGTATTATACAAGCACAAACAATGCTAATAGCTATGGCGTTAAAAATTATATGCCTAGCGGTGACTTTTTAGCTGGTGGCGGCTCTCTAATTATTCAGAATACGGGAATTGCAGTGTATACCCTCGGTGGAAACGGTGGCATTGGCGGTGGCGGCGGTGGGTCTAGGAATATGAATAGCGCAAATTATAACCTAGGTGGTAACGGCGGTGACGGCATCGTAATCATTCAATACTTACCAGCATAAGGAGAGAAAAATGAGATATATAATTAAAGATGCTGATGGCAACATCACAAACACCATCAATGCTGACGCTGAGTTTGTTGCAGCTAACTTTGACCACTATGAGCTTTGGGTAGCACCTACACCTGTAGAGCCAACAGCAGCAGAAGCTGGACGTATGTGGCGTGACATGGAACTGTCATCTACAGACACAGCTTCACAAACGCCAGACTGGCCGAATCGTGACAACATCCTGACGTATAGGACTGCATTGCGTCAATGGCCGTCCACAGATTCGTTTCCCACAACGCGGCCTATTTTAGGAGGCTAATATGATTGCTGAAATAACCCTTGTCGTTGGTGCGCTAAAGACTTTAAACGCGGGGATTAAAACCGTCAAGGAGTCAGGTAGCCACCTGTCTGATTTAAAAGGGTTATTTTCTACAATCACGGAATCAAAAGTTGCTGTCGAGAATATCGAAGAGGCTACCAAAGCTGGCGATCATGTGCTGAGTCAGGCAGAGGCGCTTGATTTAGCGTGGGCAAAAGCTGAGATACGCGCTAAAGAGCGGGAGCTCAAAAAGCATACTCCGAGAGAAGTCTGGCGTGATATGTTAGCCATACAGCATAAGTCGCTCATGGAGAATAAGCACCAGCGCGAGAAGAAAAGATTAGCCAAGCTGCGGCAACAGTCTAAAAATGATGATATGATTAAACACGTTTTTGGAGGCATGCTGTTGGTTGCAACGGCTGCTAGTTTTTATTACTTTTATTGGGTTTGATATGTCGGATATTGAAACAATTTCTAAGCTAGAATCGCATGAAAAAGAATGCGCCATTAGATACGAGAACATTGAGCGTAGACTAGAAGGCGGCACTAAGCGATTTGACAAGCTAGAGGCAATGCTTTGGATGATGTACCCAACGATAATTTCAGTTTTTGCTGTTGCCAAATGGATTGAATGATATGTTACAAGCACTGATTGCCCCAGTGGCAAGTTTACTAGACAAATGGATACCTGATGCCGACACAAAGCAGAAGATCGCACATGAGATTGCAACAATGTCGGAACGCCACGCGCAGGAACTTGCACTGGCACAAGTCAAGCTTAACACCGAAGAGGCCAAAGGAAATTGGTTCCAAAGTAGCTGGCGGCCAGCAACAGGCTGGGTCTGTGTCCTTGGCTTTGCCGTTAACTTTCTGATCTCACCACTAGCCGCTGGCGCAGGTATCGTCATACCACAAGCTGACACTGGCACAATGATGCCTATTCTTATGGGCCTGTTAGGACTTGGTGGGCTACGCAGCTTCGAAAAGACCAAAAGTTTAGAAGGAAAATAACATGGCTAAATCAGCTAAGAAAAAAGAAGGCTACTTCAGAGCTAAAGAACTGACCTGCAAATGCGGCTGTAATGCTGTTGAGTTTGATCTAGGCTTTCTAGCTACCTTAAATGATATCCGAGAGGAGTGTGGATTCAGTCTACCCCTGTCATCTGCTTACAGATGCCCACAGCACCCCATAGAAGCGCGTAAAAGCAAGCTAGGAGCGCATACAACTGGAAAGGCAGTAGATGTGTTGTGTATGGGAGAAAAGGCCTTAGAAGTCATTAGAGTGGCCCAGAAGCATGGTATAGAAAGAATAGGTATTCAGCAGAAAGGATCGGGTCGATTTATTCACCTAGATGTCTGTACCGAAGAAGATGGATTCCCTAGCCCTGCTATTTGGTCATATTAAACTCCATAAAATCAAAGCCCTGTTAGCGCGGGGTTTTTTTTCGCCTTACTTAAATAAAGTTTACAAAAAGGTTTACATTTCGAAATAGGTAAGGCATCATTACACCTCAATCAATAAAACAAGGTATATACAAATGAAAGATTATAACGGTTGGACAAATCGCAACACTTGGCTCATCAACCTTTGGTTTGGTGACATTATCCGTCAAGAGCTTGAAGAGGATGCAGCCACTACTGCTGACATGATAGAAAATATGGTTATGGACTGCATTGATCAGGAAGGTAAAATTTGCTCGCTTATGCTGCATGATTTCTTAGATTTTGATGGAATCAATTGGGGTGAGATTTGGGAGCATAATTGCATGGATATCTTCTACTCACTAGAGGCTTCAGCATGAATATTAATGATTTAAGTTTTTATGAGCAGGGTGAGTATGATGCTTTACATGGTCACGCTGTCAGAGATGTAGAAAATCCAGAGTATTACTGGGGCTATGCTGACCAGTACGCTCAAGAGCAATGTGATACAGCTAACACTAAACCAACAGGGGAATGAAATGAGTTTATCTAAAGAGGTCTGGCAGACTTTATCTGCTATTGATGTATCTAAGCACATCGAGAAGAAAGGAAATTTGTCTTATTTATCATGGGCTTGGGC